CACCGAAGCAGTTGTTACTGAACGATCCCTCACAGTACGAGTCGAAGCTCGTGTGGGGTAACAAGATCGAAGCGTTGATGGCATCCCAAGCGAGCGTTCGTGGACCACACCCACAGAGACTGCGCTTAGACGAGGTAGACGAGATGAAACTCGCGATCTTAGATGCCGCCCAGGGACAACCGATGATGGGTGACACAGGCATCGCTGTGCAAACCGTCATGTCGTCCAAACACCAGTACTCGAACGGTACAATGACCGAGATACTGAAACGTGCGAGTCTGAGAGGGTGGCCGGTATACGAGTGGTGTTACAAGGAGACGTCGAATCCTGTAGACGGATGGCTCTCACAGGCAGAGATCGAGAGTAAGCGTACAGTGGTTACTGACCAGATGTGGGAGACCGAGTACGATCTGCAAACACCACAGGCTGGATCACATGCGATCAACCCAGCCAGTGTGAAAGCGATGTTCTTGACTGCACTTGGTGAGTACGCTGGGGCAGTTGGTGAGTACATCGAGATCGAAGAGCCGAACGACAACTACTGGTACTTCACAGGTGCTGACTGGGCTCGGAAGGATAACTTCACCGACATCTTCACTTGGCGCTGGAAACCAGGCGATGTACGGTACCGGTGTGTCGCCTATGAACGAATGAACCGACTCCCATGGCCACACATGATCGGACGGTTCATCACGAGACTGCGAAGGTTCGGTGGATGGGCAGCCCACGACATGACAGGTATCGGTGACGTAGTGGATGCATACCTACCCGCCATGCGACAAACCATCACTCCGGATGGGAGTGTAGTGTTCGAGTCGAACGATGAGTACATCTGTGGTGTGATATTGACAGGCAAGCCGAGAGCGACAATACTGTCTCAGTACATCCTCGCGATCGAACATGGACAGTTAGAGTCGCCCATGATCAAAGCTGTGTACGACGAACATGCGACAGCAAGTGTGGATGCCTTGTTCGGTGAGAAGCATCCCCCAGACAGCATCATTGCGAGTGCGTTGGCAATGTTCGCTGTCGGATGGCAAGCCGCAAAGCGGAAGCCGAACGATGAGAACCGCGATGAAGGTGTGCGAGTATCACCCGTGTAGGAACCTATGGCGAAACAAACAAACACATACGCGAACGAGATGAATGTGATGCTTCAGGAGCGAATCGAGGAACTCGAGCTCGCACTGGAAGACATCAACTACATCCGACTGATGGCAAGCTCGGAGCAAGAATTCTCGCTGCCTGGGTTGCATCGCATTGCTCGGTTAGCGAGAGTGATGGCACTCAAGAACCCACTGATCAAGCGTGGCATCCAAGCCATGCAAGTGTACACGTGGGGTCAGGGGTTCGGCTTCACCACCAACCGTGACGAAGTGACTGAGTTGCTGAAGGGGTTCTGGGACCATCCGGAGAACCAGAAGGAACTGACGAGTCTGCGAGCTCTCGTCGACAAAGAGAAGGTTCTCCACACCGACGGCAACATCTTCCTGGTGTTCGTGGTGAATGCGGTTGTCGGTAAGGTGATTGTACGTCATCTGGCGTTCTCCGACATCAGCGACACCATCACCGATCCCAACGACAAGAAGACGGTCTGGTACTTTGTGAAGAAGGGGAACGGGAAGGGAAAGACTCGTCTGTACCCGAACTGGGAGTTCTTGTTGAAGGGACCTGCCAACACAGTCAAGCTTCCAGCAGTACCAGAGGACATCAAGAAGGCGTTGGGTGAGCATGAAGTGGTTGCGGATCAGTTCGTGTACCACGTTCGCAAGGGTGGGTTCTTGGACTGGAAGTTCGCTGTGCCTACTGTGTATGCTGCTATCGACTGGGCGAAGGCGTATAAGGAGTTCTTGGAGGACTGGCTGTCGATCGTGCGTGCGTATCGCAAGTATGCATGGAAGGTGAACACCCCCGACAGCAAGACACAGAAGGCAACACAGAACGCACTCTCCAACGTTGCAAGCAAGCCGCCCGCAGTTGGAGTCGAGTCTCTCACCCAACCACCGTCCTATCCCTTTATGCCTGGTGCGACAGCTGTCACACGTGACGGGAACTCGATCGAGCCAATGCGCACTAGTGGTGCTACGATTGGGATTGAGGATGGACGACGTGTTCTCCTGATGGTGTGTGCAGCATTCGGTCTTCCTGAGACGTTCTTTGGAGATGTGAGTGTCGGTTCACTCGCAACTGCAGACTCTCTCGACCGACCCACAGAGCTCATGTTCAAACTCGAACAAACTGATTGGGTGAGTCGGTTCACTGATATCTTCAAGGTCGTAATCGCGGTTTCCTACTACGCACAAGCGACTGCAGGCATCATGAGCTCGATCCTCAAGATCGACACCGAGGGCAACTTCGTATGGTCGGTGGATCCTGAGTTCCACATGGACATTGAGTTCCCACCCATCGTGGTTGGCAAGAAGTCCGAGGAAGTGAACGCCATCACGTCAGCTGCTCCCTACCTAGGAGATGCACGTACCGTGCAGAAGATGCTGCTTGTAGCACTCGGAGAGGACGATATCGACGAGATACTAGACTCCCTGCCAGAAGAGGTGCAACCGTTTGCTCCTCCGCCAGTCCCAGTGGTAGCAGGAACACCTGAGGCCGCTGCGGCTGTAGGGAAGACAGTACCCCTGAAGAAAGCCGCATCCAAGACGACACAAGAGACGCTGCAGTACGTAGTAGCGCAGCTCGCGGAGGCTCTCGGTGGCAACTAAGGGACAACTCTCGAAGGCAGTGGTTGCTCTCCGGATATCTCGTCTGGAAGCACTGGAGAAACGGTTCATCCCAGACATCAAGGGAGTGTTCACCAGTCAAGAACGCCTTTTCCTAAAAGCGCTCCGGAACACACCGAAGGTTCAGATGGAAGGGTACAAGCGTACGGTGAGAGAGCTAGATGTACCGTCGTGGTGGGCAGAGGCTTGGCAGAAAGTCGAAACCAACACTGAGTTGAACTGGAAGAAGGTGTTGGTGGAGATGCAGACCCCAGCCATCATTGCAGGTGCAAACGACGCACTGCAGATAATGCGTATGCAAGCGGAGCTCGCTGTTCAAGACCCACGTGTGCTAACGTATCTGCAGACAAACTCTGCCACACGCATCTCAGCCATCAACGAAACCACACGAGAGGCAGTCCAGTCGATCATCATGAAGGGGCAAGAAGCAGGCTGGTCGTATGAAGAACTGGCAAAAGCGCTTCACCAACGTTTCGAAGAGTTTCGGGTGGGTACACCACAGGCTCACCTACGTACACGCGCTGAACTCATTGCAGTTACGGAGGTTGGTGACGCGTACTGCGAAGGACCTCTGCTCGCTGGACGAGATCTAGCTGCTGCGGGGTTCAAGATGACGAAGTCGTGGTTGACAGTTGGAGACGATCGTGTCTCCGCTGGCTGTAATGAGAACGAGAGTGCAAGCGCTATTGCACTCGAGTCTCAGTTCCCGAGTGGTCATATGCGACCGTTACGTTTCCCAGGTTGCAGGTGTTCACTACAAACGTACGCCGACTGACGGCGAAAGGAGTAATGGAGATGCCAAGTGCACTGGAACAGTTCGAAGCGTTCCTAGCTGAACTAGACGTCGACACGCGAGAAGCGGTGGTCTCCCACACCACAGCCTTGAAGTCGGCGCTTGAGAAGGAACGTGCAACGAATAAGGACGCCAAGCGTGTTCTGCGTGAGGGGTTGCTGTTCGACGAACCCTTCGCCGGTGAGATCATCGCGATGGAGGCGGAAGGGACTACAAAGGCGCCGCCCTCGCAGTATATGCTGAAGGTGATCAAGTCGGGTTGGGGATCGTCAGGCTATTACGCCGAGTCGATGCTCAAACGCGATGGCAGTGGTGCATTCCCACGCGGAACGCACATGTACGTGAACCATCCGTCGCTGACGGAGGAGACAGATCGTCCAGAACGCAGCCTTCGCGATCTAGGTGCCGTATTGATGGAAGATGCTCACTGGATGGGTGATGGTCCTCGTGGTGCTGGGCTGTATGCGAAGGCGAAGGTCTTCGAAGCGTTTCGACCATTCCTGAAGGAAGCCGCACCCTACATCGGTGTGAGCATTCATGCTCTCGGGACTGGCAAGGCAGGGGAGGCTGAAGGTAAGGATGGCATGATCATCGAGAAGCTGATACCATCGCCCTTCAACAGTGTTGACTTCGTGACGAAGGCAGGCGCTGGTGGAGCCGTAGTATCAGCGATCGAAAGTGCCTCACCTATCAGTGTGCTACTCCACGAGTCAGATCCGATCGCGGTAGTCGAACGTGCCAACACGGCGCAGTACTTGAGTGCGAAGATGCATGCGAACCTTACTGCCTGGGTTGACGAGATGTTCGGTTCTGCGACGATCACTGACGAGGAACGGAAAGCGGTCATGGAAGCGTTAGAAGCTTCGATGGACGCGTTCCACAAGACTATCATGAAGAGCGCTCCCGACCTGTTCATTCGAGTACCGTGGAGCGATCCTGAAATGTCACAAGTTAGCGAAGAGTCCGCGTCAAGCGAGACTCCCGTTACTGAACCGGTTGCTACAGAGGAAGCGCCAGTTGCAGAGCAACTGACGTTTGCTGAACGCGCGGCACAGGTTGTACAAGATGCGATGGCTCCTGCACTACTACGTGTGAAGATGGGAGAGGCAGTAAACGTTGTGCTCAGCACAATCGTTGCGCCTTCGCTCGCTCCCATGCTTCCTGAGCTTCGCAAACGTGGCGACGCACTCATGAAGGAGTGTGAGACCATTGAGCTGTTTCAGGAGAAGTATTTGGGACTCGTTGCAACCGCTGTCAAGGCTGCTGTGACGACTTCAAAGTCAACTGTCCGTGGACTAGGTGAACGTGACGTTACCGACGTGGACCTGATGACTTCAGAGCAAACGGCTCAGGTAACTGAACGCTTGCATGCAAGCTTCGAAAAACTCGGGCTTTCGAAGGCTGCTGCATCAAACGCTGCCCGAGGACGAAACTAATCCACAAAGGAGAACTGAACCATGACTTCAACCGTCACTTACGATCAAGCAGACCAGCTTCCGTTAGTTTGTACGGATCCTGCTACACCTGTTGAAGGTGATCCCGTGTTGGTCGGTCAGATGCCAGGCGTCGCACTCACGAACGAGATTGCGGATGCAACTGATCCACTCAACGGTTACACTTCTGTCAAGCTCAACGGTGGTGCTGGATTGAGCGTCAAGGGCATCGATGGCGTTGGCAACTCCGCAGTCGCTGTCGGCGATATCATCTACTATGTCGTTGGCGACACACCGGTGCTGAGCAAGAAAGCGACTGGCGTGCGCTACGGGTACGCCCTCGGAACTGTCGGTGCTGGCGCAACCGGTACTATCGACGTCAAGATCGGCTACTAGGTAGTAGCACTATCTCAACTGTGAAGGAGAACACTAACCATGCCCGCACCTGATGAAACGACCCCTGAGGTCGAACTGCAACTTGAAGCACAGATGGACGCCAGTCAGGCGTCACCTGATCGCTTGCTGGGATTGGGAGCACATGCGATTCGTCGCTACCGCTCTCAGCCCGTATATCAAGAGCGCCTCGTTGCGCTCACAGAAACCGTGACAGCAGTTGTTGCGGGATCTCTGCCAAGCACGAAACTGTACGAAGCCATGGGCTCTGCGGACTTCCCGCTGCTCTTCGGAGACGTGCTCGACCGCATGCTTTTGGGCTTCTACAACGACGCACCCTCCACGTGGCGACAGTTCGCTCGTGTAGCACGTGTGCGTGACTTCCGTACTGTCAAGCGCTTCCGCGTTGACGGCGCTGAAGGTGTGTTGCCGCGTGTACTGCCTCAGGGCGAGTACAAGCTCGCTACACTGACGGAAGGCAAGTACGAGTACGCCGTATTGAAGTACGGGCGCAAGCTCGGCTTCGACTTTGAGTCGTGGATCAACGACGACCTTGATATCCTGACGGATATCCCTCGGCGTCATGCGCGTGCTGCGAACCGCAGTGAACGCAAGTTCGTGACGGCCTTATACGCAGACACGAATGGACCGCACGCTTCCTTCTACACCGCAGGCAGCAAGAACCTCATCACGATCGCCAACGGTGCACCTTTGGACAACCCTGTCCTTGGTATCCCTGGTCTGCAAGCCGCAATCACTTTGCTGTCGAAGCAGCGTGATGCGGATGGTGAACCGATCGCCATTGACATGGTCCACTTGGTGGTACCGCCTGCGTTGGAAATCACAGCGCAGAACATCTTGAACGCGATCCAGTTGATCGTTGGTGCAGACTCTGCTGCAGAGCGCTTAGTCACTAACAACTGGATGAAGAACCGCGTCCAACTGCACGCGGAACCCTACCTGCCTGTGATCTCGACCACGAACGGTAACACGTCGTGGTACTTGTTTGCGGACCCGAATGGTTCCATGCCTGCGTTGGAAGTAGGCTTCCTGCGCGGTTACGAAGCGCCTACGATCTCGATGAAGGCGCCAAACACTGTCGTACTCTCCGGTGCCGATGCCATGCCAATGGACTTCGATACCGAGACACTCGAGTACAAGGTCCGTCATATCTTTGGCGGACAGCGGATGGATCCGAAGATGACTGTCGCCAGCAAGGGCACAGCGGCTCCTTAGTAGTACGTGACGATTCAACAGGTGGAGCGGTCGCAAGACCGCTCCACGTTCTAGTGAGGTCCCATGACTAAGAAATTCAGTGAACTGACCAACCAGGAGTTGGCAAAAGCGAAAGACGCAATCGATCAAGACATTCTGACGCTGAAGGCGCAGAAGCGTGAGATCGTAGCGATCGAAGCTGGTCGCTTGCAAGGTTCCCTCGTGGAACCGAAGCGCTCAAGTGAGCCCCTCAAGACGACACCTTCTGTAAGCTAAGAGGGTCCAATGCCCATCGACTACACAACTACTGCAGGACGCGTACGATTGCTCATCCCTGACAAGGACGAGACGGATCCGATCTTCATTGACGGCGAGATTGATGCGTTCCTCGCCATGTCGCAAGACAGCGTTGCCTACGCCACTGCGCTCGCACTCGAGACGATCGCATCGGACACTGTGATGCTGCTGAAGGCGCGTAGGATTGCAGACCTGCAGTTCGATGGCGCACGCGACGCAGAAACACTATACGCACGCGCGAATGTGCTTCGAGAGAACGCTGAAGTGATCGACGCCACAGCCGAGGAGATCGTGCCTGGCGTGCTAGAGACAACGAACGTCGTCGACGAATTCACGTGGCGACGCTGGTTGGGGAGGGATATCAGTGGCGCGTAAGTTAGTGAACTCGATGAGGTTGAAGACGATGCTCAGCAAGCTGTGTCCTGACACCTTCACACTCCTATACGACGACCCGACGACTAATGCCGCCGGACAGCCGGTAGAGAATCTACTGCCCGTGCCAAACGCAGTCGTTATTCCTTGCTTCCACTATACGAAGCAGAACCCAGGCCAGTTTACGGCCGAGCGAACTTGGATCGGTGTTGTTGCCATTGTACTGACGTTCGCGTCCTTCGAGATCCCGCTCATCGGGAATCCTCAGGTGGCTCCACAGCTTGCTGTGCAACTGTCCGACGGCTCTCGTTTGTACGTGCGAGAAGCGACTGTGCAAGACAGTCAGTCGGTAGGGCAGATGTTCATCTGCCAGGAGATGCGCCTTGGCTAAATCTGTGAAGGGAGCCGGTATCCTACTACGTGACTTGCGTAAGCTGACTCCCGCAGTTGCGGAAGAGATTCTGCTGAACGGTCTAGAGGTCGGAGCGATGCCAACGCGTAATCGTTGGCGACAACTCGCTCCCTACAAGACAGGCATGTATCGACGCAGCATTCAGATCGTTCGTGAGCAGCATCGCATAGTGATCGGAACCGACATCGTCAAACCACCGTACCCGTTTTGGCTTGAGTTCGGCACGAAGAGAATGCCGAAGGGCAAGCCTTCAGCACGACCTGCGATCGATCAGACCGAGGAGACGGTGAAGGCCAACACACGTAAGGCAGTACGCCAACAGCTCGAGAAGATGCTGCCTGGGAACAAGTTATGACATTGCTAACCGACGTAAAAACGTTCCTATCCGACGCACCGATTCAAGCCATTGTAGACACCCGTGTGTATCCGTTGGAGCTTCCGAAACCTGGGTCGTATCCAGCTCTCGTATACAACGTGATTGATGCACCACCGCTATCAAGTTCGCATGACGGTGCAGACTCAACTGAGAAACCTCGAGTACAAGTTACGTGCTGGGCACGCGACATTCTTGTGTGTGAGCAACTATCGAAGCTGGTCGTTACTGCACTCAAGACGCACGTCGGTGAGCGTGACTTAGAAGTGATTGACTATGGTCGACTGGATAACGAGCCCGCGGAGAACGCATTCGCGTGGATTATGGACTTCCGATGGCCGAGGAGATACGATGTCTAACAAACCGAAGGTACAAACACGTGTACTAACCGAACCCGCTGTCACAACAGAAGTGTCCGAGCACTTCACGACTGGCAACTGGTCCGGGTATAGCTTGCATCAGTGCAAGTACTGCGACTTCACGACGTTCGAGTTGCGTGATATGCAGATCCACTCGCAGATCCACGACGCTGTGCATAAACGCACAGTGAAGGGGACTGCGCAGCCCACAGAAGGAGCGACCAATGGCGAGAACGACTCTCACGAAGACTAACGCATCGGGTAGTTATCCGACACTCCCGATCACGCCTGGCGCGCTACTCGTTACTGAGACAGCCGCCGACGTCGCAAACAAGAACCAGTTCAAGTGCTCGGAACGAGACTTGGTTCTTGCTCACAACACAGGTGCGACACCGCACACTGTGACCGTTACTAGTAAGGCGGATGCTCACAATCGAACAGGCGACATTCCGGCTTACTCGATACCCGCTGGCGAGATCCATCAGCTCGGGCCCTTCAAGAGCTCTGGCTGGAAGCAGACGGACGGGTTCATCTATCTGGAAGCTAACCACGCCGAGATCAAGTTCAGCGTGATTCAGCTCCCGCAATAAGGAGAACGCATGACCACACAAGCTGAACCCTCAAACGGCACACTGTTGCAACTGGGTGACGGTAGTGGACCGGAAACCTTTGCGACAGTCGCTGAGGTACTGGATATCGAAGGTCCTGAGGTCGAAGTCGAGACCGAGGACGTGACGAATCACGATAGCAACAAGTGGCAAGAGTTCATCGGCGTATTGCGCAAAGGTGGAGAGGTCTCCTTTGAGTGCAACACACGTATGGACAGTGCTACGCAGGACGAGTCGACAGGCATTGCCTCACTCGCTCTCGACCCTGCTATGCCCCGCCGCAACTGGCAGATCGTCTTGCCAGACACTGGCACAACCACCATTCACTTCGGCGCGATCCTGAAAAAGTGGAAACCGAACGCGCCGAAGGCTGGTGCTCTTACCACAGAGTGCACACTGCAAGTCAGTGGCCCTGTGACGATTTCGTAACGATGTGAGCTTTGGAGGCCCAACATGACTAACCCGACTACTGCTGCAGCTCTACGCGAGCTAATCAAAGGTACGTCCGACATCCAAGAGGAACTCGTCACTATCCCCGAGTGGAAGAGTGCCGAGTTCCTCGTTCGTGGACTGTCTGGACACGAACGTGACCGATTCGAGAGTTCGATGCTCAAGAAGACAGGTTCGAAGGGGAAGCCTGAGATCGAGATGACAGACATTCGAGCTAAGCTCGTGATCGAGACGACCTGGACGCCGGACGGCAAAGAGAAGGTGTTCTCGCTCGGCGATAAGGACTGGCTCACCGGAAAGAGCTCACGCGCTCTTCAGCGCATATTCGAAGTCGCGCAACGCTTGTCCGGCATCACGGATGAGGACGTGGAGGAGTTAGCAAAAAACTCCTTGGGCGAGGAGAGCGACGATTCTGGTTCCAGCTAGCGCAGATGATGCACTGTACCGTCTACGAACTCCAAGGCCGCATGTCGAGCCACGAATTCTCTGAGTGGATCGCGTACAGTCGCATCTATCCGATCGGTGAAGACCGCGCGGATGCTAGAATGGCACTTCTCGCTTCAGTGATCGCGAATGCATCCGGCAGCAAGAAGAAGTTCAAGCCGGAGGACTTTCTGCCCGACTACCTTGAGCAGTTTGAGAAGCAGGTACTGCAGCAAACACCCGAAGGGCGCCAGACGTTACGAGAGCGCCTTGCGGAGAAGGTGCTGGCGATATTCCGCCAGTTCTCGCAGGCCAAGAAACCATGACGACTGTATACTCGCTACTCGTTGAACTGTTAGGCGATGCCACGAGCCTCGGCAAGGCGACTCAGTCTGCCGACAACACCGTGAGTACGTTTGCCACTTCAATGGGCAAGCAGATGACTAGCATTGGACAGGGAATGACCAGTCTCGGCACGAAGTGGACGATTGGTGTATCTCTGCCCATTGTGGCAGGTTCACTGAAAGCGATTGACGCTGCATCTGACTTGAGCGAAACTATCAACAAGGTCGACGTCGTGTTTGGTGATTCTGCAGACGCGATCAACAACTGGGGACTGACCTCCGCAGAATCAATCGGCATGTCGCGTCAGCAAGCCGAAGAGGCAGCTGGCACGTACGGGAACTTGTTCTTGACGATGGGGCTTGGACAGAAGCCGGCAGCCGATATGTCCATGAGTCTTGTGAACCTGGCTGCAGACTTGGCATCGTTCAACAACGCCTCTCCAGAGGAAGTGCTCGGTGCGATGCAGTCCGGACTAGTCGGGCAAGTAGAGCCGATGCGTAAGTACGGTGTGAACCTGTCTGAGGCTGCTGTGAAGGCGAAAGCGATGGAGATGGGGTTAGCAGGTGCGAACGGTGAGCTAACAGAAGCTGCAAAGCTGCAAGCTCGCTACGCACTCATCCTCGAGCAGACTACGACCTCACAAGGTGACTTCGAACGTACGTCGAGTGGTCTTGCGAACCAGCAGCGTATCCTGAAGGCGCAACTCGCTGATACGTGGGGCATGCTTGGTACGATTCTCCTTCCCTACGCACTACAGTTCGTCGCAGCGTTGGGACGATTCCTTGAGTGGGTGCGTCAACTTACGCCTGAGCAACAGAAATGGGCGGTTGGGATTGCACTCGTAATCGCTGTTAT